CCTTTCCCTTGCATCTTTAGTAATACCTACCAATCTTCCTGTACGATAGGGATTCTTTCCTGATTCACCATCCCTGACTTCAATAATCATCAAGCCCTTCTGGTCAATCACATTCTTACAATCATCACAGAAGCCCATATAGATATCTCTGGGAGCTTCTACATCTCCATTTCCATTGATCTTGCCTAACAGGGCTATACCAATCTCTTTACCACAACACTCACAATGAGTTATGGAAGGATTGACTCCATGTTTCTTTGATAATGTTAGTTTTTTACTCATTTACTTGATTTTTTAATGTCATTCAGTCTATCTGATATACTATCACCAACCCATAAGAATATCTTTCCTTTAGCAGTATATTTATTATGACCGCTTCCATCACATCCATTACAGCATCTGGTGATATCTGAGACATGCATATTAAGGTCTCTACTGGCTGCAGAGGCAGAAGGGTATGCCTTAAGGAATTTACCCCCCAGAGAGTAGACATCTACTTCCCTATATTTAGGTCTTTTCTGACTTAGTCTATAAAGTTCTGCCTTAACTTCCTTTACCCTCTGTTTGATATCATCTTCAGGATATAGGAATATTCTCTTGTTAACAAACAGCCTTCTGCCTTTACAGCAACTAGCAATAATCTGAGAGGAGACTCCCATTGACTGACCAGCCATCTTATAGGAAGGCCATTTAAACAAGAACCTTCCACCTAAGGTATATTCACATACCTCCTTATTTGTACTGGCATGGGCAGGAAGCATCATTTGTACAGGATTGAGTTTCTTAAGTCTTTCCATGATATCATCCCCTCTATAAAGAAAGATGCTCATAGTCTTGCTGCTATAGAGAAACTTTCCTTTACATATATTGCCAATAGCACTTCCACTTATATTATGGTAGTAACTGGCTTGGGTGATGCTTTCAAATGATCTCAGGTAGACTCCTTCAAGTGTATATTCAACTACAGGCTTGTATAGCTCATGCCTTCTTTTTATAGGTAGTCTCTCTTGGAATTCCTTAAAATCATCGAAATTATTAACTACGATATCTTCATCCATCCATTCCTCCTAATTCCATGAATTTATCTAAATACCATTGGGCTTTCTTGATATCTTCATTTCTGCCCTTATCATAGCATCTGAAGAGATATTTAAAAGCATTACACAAGCAGAAGGATTTCACATCTTCATCACCATAGGCTGCTCTCATTGCATCTATGCATTCTATCTGCAGTTCTGGATTATAGGACTGGTAATGATGAGGATGATTGACCATGTCATTTTCCTTAGCTACTTCGGCACCATAAGACTTATTATGTATTGTTACCCAATCTTTGAAGGTATTGAATGCATCATCATCTGAAGGAACTAATACTTGCATAAACTTTTTAGATTCTACTTTCATTGAGCCATCTCGAATTGTATTAATAAACAGATTATTAACAATATTACGAGCTTGCTCTTTTAAATCTACGTCCTCAATATCTTCTACATAATGGGCTAATAAATACTGCAGCTGAAGAATAACAATTCTTCTATTTTTTGTTCCTGCAGCAATAACAGAGTCATTGCCTACTGTAGAATCATTCTTCTTGCTCATTATTCTGCTCTGTTAGGTACTCATATTCTACTTGCTTGATGCCTTCAATCTGCATATCATAGCCCTGACGAGCTAACTGCTGAGCTCTTTGGTTAGCCTGAGAGAGGTCATTAGCCCATAGAAGGACTTTGTATCTCATGGATTTCTCATTACCATTGTCATCATGGAAAATATCCCTAAGAGTAGCAATGAAAGTGAAGGCACTACCAGGCATTGTATCCTCACAGATTTCCTTGATAGGAGACTGTCTGAGAGATATAATCTCTGAAGAATCAACAGTACCTAACTCTTGTTCATTGGCAAGGCTGGACATTACTGCATACTCTGCCTCTGCATAGAGTTCTTTGTCAATTAGGTAAGTCTCTGTTCTTTTTCTAAGCTTAGAATCAATGATTCTAGAGACTTTAGCTTTTACTTCTATCAACATAGTTATAACATAGCAACACTACGGCTGCCTTTCATATTTGAATTAATGTAGTTCTGACGCAATTTAGAGAGTTCCTGGAGAATCTCATCAGATGTCCAGGTCTTATCTATCTCTACAAGAGATGTACCATTGTAGGCAATAAAGAGGGAAGTTCCAAAGTCAGTCAAGGTGATCACTTCCTTAGACCTTTCCTGAATATCTTCCATCAGTTTTGACTGGGATTTCTCCCTGAGTTTCTTAAAGAATTCCATATTATGCTGAAATTTCCATGTTACGTTTTGAAGGGAATGACTTGATAAAGTCAACTAACTTATTATATACTTCTACATCACAATCTCCACTCCTGTCAATAATCAGGAGAAGGATAGTCTGTAGGAGGTCACACACATCTGCATAGGATGTTCTCATCTCCTCATTGGCACCTTTCATTACCTTACGAAGATTATAGGCATCCTTAAGAAAGGCATTCCAGTATTTCTTCTGCTCATACTTAAAGCCTTTGAAACCTGCCTTCTTACGGTAGTCTATCACATCCTGCATCAATGCTTCACAGATGTCTGGAAGAGTATAGAGAGTGGTCAGGCGAAGTTCTGCCTGACGCAAGTTCTCTATCTGAGTATCATTTAACTGTATGTCCATATTACCACGAATCTATATCATAATCAATGTTTCCAAAATAGTTCTACTTCAGGTTCTGCGGGAATAGGAAGTTTGTGATAATACTTTGCTGCTGCTTCCTGCATAATCTTGGCTACCAATTGAGGATAGATGTCCTTGAGTTCTTCTGGAAACTCTGAATTGATTTCATCATGAGTGAAATTCACAAAGAGAATCTTTCCCCAATAACCATTGTCAACTATCCATCTATAAAGAGCTGTAGCAGCTTCTTTCAAAACCACCGCACCCCCACCTTGGGTTGGAAGGTTCAAACTCATACGGTCACACCATTTAGACTTAGCCTGGAAATGCTGCTTTACTTCCTTGCACACATCATCACCTGTACCTTTATGATACTGCTTATAATTATTCCAGAATTCCTTGGTATAAGATGCCTGTACTTCTTTCCAATGTTCCCAGTCATGCCAATATCCACGATGACCAGTATCTGGAAGAATAGGCATATATCCATTATCAAGTACAAACTTAGACCATTTCTCCTTAAAGGACTTTAAACCTGACATACCATTCAGCAGGTTAATGACCAACTGTCTGGCTTCTTCTACAGAAATCTTTAATTGAGGAGCCACAGCTGTACCATCACTCCCAAATTGAACGGCAAATTCAATACTCTTTACCTTGCTTCTAAGGTCAGGTCTGAGTTTCTTCACATCCTTAGTCTCAATATTCTTCAGTTCTTCTGTAAATACAGCCTTGGCATAGGCAGCATGAGTATCTCCTGAGCCATATAGGAATTCATCAAGGAGTTTATGCTCATTATATACATCTGCACCAATCCTTGCTTCCATAGCTGCATAGTCACAAGAACAGAAGAGATTTCCCTTTTCAGAGACAAAACAAGCCCTGGTTACCTTATCATGAGGAAGCTGCTGCATATTAGGATACTTACATTCTTTTGCAGGAATCTTCTTGAGCTTTGCCAAATCCTCATTAGGCTGGTCAGAACCTGAAGACATTCTACCTGAGATAGTACCAATAGCCCTATATACAGTATGGATTCTACCAGTAATGGGATTAATGGCATTCAGATGACCTTGACCAAAGGAAGTAGTGACTTTGTAGAAGCCCTGATAGTCAAAATAAAGATTTAAGAATTTATCATCAATACCTTTCTGAGGAGCAAGCAGTTTCTCTGTTACAGAATCAGTCTCCTTACCTGTAGCCTTACTGATAGCCTTTGTATCAAAGCCTAATGCCTGGAATACCTTGATAGCTTCCTTCTTCTGCCAGTCAATATTGAACTGAGGCTCTAAATTATATCCGTTGAATAAGTCTCCTTGAGTATCTACAAATACCCATTTCCTTAATTCAGGCTTCTGGATACAATAGTCATTGAGTTTCTTGGTAGCTTGCTTCAGGTTCTCCTGATCCTGCTTCATCTTAGCTTTCCACTTATCTACAGAAAGCTTGATGCCACACCATTCAAGATAGGCTATTACAGGAGTAAAGTCACACTCAATCTTAGCACCTTTAACAGCATTCCTTTCTTTGACAGTATTCATCTGAAGCTGCATGATTTTACCCATGTACTTGACATCACTTGCACCATAGGCTATTACATCAGCATCAACACCCCTGAATCTAATCTGACCTCTGATAGTCTTATCCAGATGAATGCCCAGATATCTTTCAGCCATAGCAGCCAGAGAATAGCTAATGCTTCCTGGAGGATATCCCAGATGGATAAACTGTTCTACAATCATCAGGTCATAGACCTTCATAGGATGAATACCTTTGGTATAGAGGAACTGAAGGTCAAACTTCAGATTCTGACCTATAAGGAGTTTACTTTCCAGAAGTTCCTTATACTTTCTGATATCAGTAGTAGTACAGTCAACAACAATCTGTGCCTCTCCATCATAGGAACCAAACTGAGCCAGCAGGATATGATTGATATGTGCCTCCTTTCCGTCTGTCTCAGTATCAAACTGAATCATATTCCAAGGTTGCATCATCCTAAGAGACTCCTCAACAGAGATGATAGTGAAATCATCCCTGTCAAAGAGTTCCTGTTGAGCTGTGACCAGATAGATCATTGCTTATTATAGGCTATGAGATTATTAAAGTCTAATACAATATTATTTTCTCTCAAGAATTTAGAGCCAAGCATTCCATGTAACTGAATACCATGACACCTGCGCATATTATCAAATGCTTCCTTAAGGGTATCTGAGATAATAAACATTCCTGTAAAGGATTCATTTTCATGCTGGAAAGTGATGTTACATCCTTCAACATCATATACACCTCCTACACCAGAAAGAGTTCCTTTATATCCAGACTTCTCATGTTCTATCTCAGGAAGAGCTTCTTTGTTAATTACATTATCATCTGAACCAGTATCAATAATAAAGTTAAGTTCCTTTTCACCTTGATAGAAAGTTGCAATAGGAATGTTAGGACTTGAGAATCCCTTAGCCAGGGAAAATGAAATAAAAGAGTTATGGTTATTCTTTTTCATAATAGATTTTAGTTTAAATTATTTTCCTGTACCTTCTCCAAAACCACTGCGCTCAGGGTTATTAAGGGAAGATACTGCTTTAAGCTTGACTCCACCAGAGAAGAGCCATTTTAGTTTTTGCAGGAAGGTTGCTTTCTGCGAGGGCACCACTTTGAACTGGGCAATCCTTGTACCTTTAGGAATGGTGACATCTCTTGTTGCCACAACAGGAAGTTTCCACTCGTCCTTATCAGATGCATAGGTCCTATCTATAATACCCATAGAATTAGTCTGAATGAGTCCCCAGTTCTTAAAGGCAGAGCTTCTTGGAAGGAGATGGCATTCTGTACCTTTTGGCATCTCCATAGCTACTCCTAAAGGAATGAATGTCCAGTCAAAATCCACATCTCTCATCCTTATCTCAGGAGTCTCTTTCTTCTGATTATACTTATGAAGCCTGTTTGCCTGAGGAGCTTTCAGTTTAATCTCTTCTGCCGTACATAAATCAAACCAGTCTCCAATTTCAAAATCCACAGGAAAGCATCCTTTGGTTTTTTCTAATACTTTAATTGTCATTATTAAGTTATAAATTATAAATATACATGAACAGTTTATAGCCTCCTACTGCTGCTATGAGGATAGCCCAGAACAGTATAATAACAAACAGGCATCCACAGCAGCCTGACTCATCTTTTATCTCCATCTTTCCAAAATGTTGAAGTTATGTCTGTAAGCTTATTATCTG